AGTTTGCACAATCGAAAACTAATTGATACTTTTGGGTAAATAATTAAATCTAATGAATATGAAAAACACTCTTTTTATCGCCTTAGTAGCCCTGTCCACTTCTGTTTTTGCTCAAGAAGCCCCGTCATTCCTAAAAGAATTTAACTACACCGTAGAGACTTGCTTAAGCTCTGAAGGTATTGAGTTTGAATACTTCGAGGTGAAAGACGAGCAGTACAAAGAACTCAAGAACGTAATCAACAAACTAAACCGTCGTCGCTTTGTTCGGGTGGATAAGTCCGGGATGCTTATCACTAAGCGTTACGTGGACCAATGGACCGTTATGACCTTCAGTGGTTTTGGATTCAAACGAATCAGCGTATTCCAAGAATAAGAAAGGGGGCTATTGCCCCCTTCTTTGTTTTACAGCCTAACTGTATTACTTCTTAGGCTTTCTGTATTCAGCCGTTGAGATACCTTGAGTTCCTCCTTCTACCTTCTTGTAGAACGCAGGTACTGCCATAGCCTTAGTGTACTGCTCAGGATTAGCCTCCATACGCTTTCTCTGGTCAATTTCATTTTGACGACGAGTAGAGTTGGCCTTTTCTTGCTGCTCCTCACGCTTCTTCTGCTTGTTTAATTCGTAAGCAGAAACCTGCTTCTTAGCGAGGTCTTTATCTTTTTTCTTGGGACCAATGGGACCGCCCATTTCGTATTTTCTAGCTTTCATCTTTTTAAAACTTTACACAAATATATGAATCAATGGCTCACCATTTTTCGCGGTTAGCCCAGTACGCCGCGCTCATCTTACCCTTAGCGATATTCTTGGCGTGACGTGCCTTAAAGCTCGCACGCTTCTTAGCACGTGCCTCTGTTGGGTTGCTCTCGGTGACCGTATCGGCACCCTGCTCTCCGAAGCGTATAAGCTTTGTCTTGTTACCATCCTTGGCTAGGACGATATGCGACTTCTTAGGATTCGATGGTGTGCTCTTGGGCTTATTAACGCCGGCTAGGCCGTGCTTCTTAATAAGGTTCTTAACTCTTTCTTCCATCACTGCTCAAATAATACGAAGAATACAAATCTGCCCCATAAATATATAGCGACTCCAGTACGCCACTGGTCGTTTACCTTATCAACGGCAGCCTTAGGCTCTAAAAGGGCTTTGCGTAAGGTCTCTGTGGTTCTGATGTTCTCAGTAGCAAGAGAGTCGGCAACAGACTTCATACCACGATAGTCTACGCTTAAAGAGTCAATCTCTTTCTTTAGCCTGACAAACTTGCTGTTCATCGCCGCTGCTTGAGACAACTTAAGCACGACTACCGTATCACTCCCCTCCACCCGTTGAATCGGGTAGGATTGCGAGTACGTCAAATGGCACAGCAGTAGGCTGCACATTAATAGCAACGATTTCATCTTGCATTATTTTAACTTGTTCAATAAGGGCTACTTTCTCTTCCTCTAAGGTTGTGATGGTGGCCTTCATTTCTTTTACTTCAGCAACAATTAGATTGTCTGCATTCCTTGATACAGATGCAGCTTTTTGCATTGTCTTGTTAGACTTCTCAATCATTAGGTCAATCTCGCTGACCTCTACCATCTTCGGCTTTTGAGCATTTAAAATCCCCACAACAATTAAAACGATTAGCAAAACGATTGCTGCCTTGATGGTATTGCTTTTCATCGTGTTTGAATTAACATTTCGTTTTTAGCGCTTGTGTAGGCCAATGCTGAATCTAACTTCCTTACGTGCTCTGTGTACTTCTCTACCTTAACCTCAAGCTCGCCCACTCTTGTATGACAACGCTCATCGGTTGTAGAGTTGCTCATCTTCTGGTCAACGTATAGATATCCTACGGCTGCAAGTGCAATAAACGCAATGGCTGCGGTAGGGTTCTTTTGGAACTGCTCGAAGTTAACAGGCATTTTCATTTTTTAGAGAACTTTTCTATTGCTGTTCCGAAGAACATAGCGATGGTAATGTATTCAACGGCTTCAACAAGCTCTTTGCTTGGTGCTATATCCTGATGAGAGAAGCTATTAGCTATCAGGGTTCCGAACAGCACTAATGCTCCTAAGATGCCAATTACTCTCTTAGACGACACTTCGTCGCCTACTCCAACTAGTTTAGTTACCCACTCTTTCATAAATACAAAAGTATGACAAAAAAGAAGGCCCCACGAGGGGGCCATACTACACTTTAAGGGTGTTATTTTACTCTCTATGAGGCAGTTACGGTGGCTTCCTGCTCCTGGATGGTGAACTCACCGGTCTCAAGATTTAGGCTTCCGTGGCCGTGCTCCTCAGCGAGCTCCTTCATAATAACTTGAATCTCCTCACCGCTTGCACGCAGTTCAGTGACTAAGGCTTCCTGACGTGCGGCGAGGTCTTTCTCGCTTACGTACAGAGCCCCAAGCTCCATTTGGATTTGCTGTTGTTTGGCGCGTACTTCACGTGCCTTAGTTAGTTGGTCTTCAGAAATCTGGGCCATAATAAAATAGAATTAAAATTAAAAAAAAGAAAGGACTAGCAGTCTACCGAATCTTCGTATCCTGGCTGAGCCTTTAGGTACTCGTATGCCTGGACGATGATGTCGGCGGCTTCGGCGCTAACGATAGCTTCGAAGTTAAGGTGCGTGCGATAGATAGGCTCAGAGTGATTCTCACGAGTCTCTTCAGTCGCGTAGGTAGCCACCTCGATGTGGCAGAAGTTCTTCTTTACCCAAGTCTCTGTGGGAGGCGTAGGCATAGTTGGTACGGGTACACCGTCAGCATCTACGCTAGCGGCAACAGGTGCCGCGTAGATGAATGTTTTCTGGTCGGTTGACTCGTATGTTAGACGAGTGATTTTATGATATGCTTCGGAGAAAGTCATCCCGAATTTATCTACAGTTGCGATTACAGCCATTTTGATTACTAATTAGTTATACAAATATACAAAAAGATTAGCAACCACGAACAGCATCTATCTTACCACCGTTTCTTATTTCATATACTGATGCTCCATATTTATACCATAGGCCACCTCCGTCAAAAGGACTAGTTAATGCAGCATCATTGTATAGATACACATTTACCGCTAATGACGTAGATGACGAATATAGAGTTAAAGGATTCGATGCATCAGAGCAGGCCTCAGCGAAATTTCCAAAACCCCCTGCGTCTCCTTGATAGAACTGGTATTCAGTTGCGGCGGAGAAACCATAGAACTCACTCATAGCATCAGGAGAAGAAAAATTAGCCAATGCCGATAGCGCACGCAACGAGCTGTTTGCCTGTGCTTGACCTAATTCTGTCCTGATGTTATCTATGCTTATTGCACCACTACTTTGTAACATAATACGACCATTTATATCCGAATGCGTGATTATACTTTATATACGTCATTTTACCAGACCTATTCTTTCTCCATCTTCCGCCATCAATAAAATTTTTTATTTCAGAACCAGAATTTCCCTTTTTGCCAAGAGACCTACAGGCTGCCGCTAGAGATTTATGTGTTGCTATGAGTTTCCAATCCATATCATACTGACAAACAGCCTTTGGGCTGTGTCCAGGGCGACCAGTTGACGATATACCTATGGCTTTACGATGTGATTCACTCTTTGGTTGAAATGCTGCAGCGTGAAATCTTTTTTTACTATCCTCGCTAATACAGTGGTACGTGTTTCCACCCTGACCTTCCTCATTCGTTAGGTTTGCAAATTTATCTGATTCAATCACACGAAGCTTTTCTGACACTTTTTTTGCATAGAAAGAGAATCTCTCTTTATTGTCATCAACATATATGACCATAGTTAAGATGTCGTTCTTATTATACTTGTGCTTTCTCAAATGTCTCATCCAAACGGTCCCGCTTCCAGTGTAGGTATATGGGTCAGTAATTGTTTTACCTAAATACATAAGACCACTAGGTGTTTCTTTTATGTATAAAGAAATAGACATTACCCTAGTTTCTTTTCAAGTTCCTCTACACGAGCTGCAAGCTCCTTGTTGGCCTCAATCAAAAGGCCGATGAGCTTTTCGTAACGCACGGCTAGGTAGCCTGTATCGTTAGTCCTAACGGCGGTGGGCATAACGGCTAACACCTGCTGTGCTATGATACCCGTATCACGTCCTTCGTGTCCGTGTGCTTCCTTATGTTCGGGCTTCCAGTCGAACTCTACACCTGTTAGTGACTTCACTTTGTCAAGTGCGTTCGCTATGGGTGTGATGTTTTCCTTTAGGCGCTCGTCTGATGAGTTGAATGCTACAATGTCGTTGGATGCGTCAATACGTCCTGCCGTTGCCGATGGTGCGAAGTTTACACCGAGTGCCACACCGTTAACATATACCTTCTTGTTGAGGTTTATCTGGTCAACTGCACCTGCGGCTATTACTAGCTGGTTAGATGAGTTGGTGAACATCGCACTTACAGATGAACCGCTAGTGTTGTGAATAC